ACCGTCTAAAAATCCAGCGACATCCATAACTTTTATGTGAATACTTGATTTACTTCTCTTACAATAATACTATGGCCAACTTATTCAGCCCCACAGAAGATGATCGGCGGCTCCCTGGTACTTCAGGGGCCGAGCTTACTGATCTAAATCCAGAACAGGCATATGACACTGATCTTCGTCGTGTTGATGAAGAAGATAGGGTTTCTGCTGAATCAGTAAATCGTAAACAAGATCGTGTCGCACGTTTTATGCGATCAGCCAAGGCTGCTGGTGCATATAAACAAAGAGCAAGTATTGACGAACCAACAATTAGAGGTCGTACACCTATTGGCAAAGCAGCGATTGCTGGTATGGAATTACCTAGTCAACGCAGCGCAAATTATGGTGATCCTGGCGCAGGTGGAACAAGTTACGCCAGGAAACCACAGCCAAGTTTCGGTAGATCTTTCAGTTAATTAAACTTTAGAAAATACGATTTCGTGGGGTTGAGATTGATACTTGCCCTTACGATCTTCATAGCTAGTTTCACAAGGTTTGCCACGATAAAAAAGCAACTGACAAATACCCTCATCAGCATAGATTCGATTAAACAAACCAGTACAATTACTAATTTCAAGTGTCAAGTGTCCTCGCCACTTGCTTTCCGCTGGAGTGATATTCACCAGAATTCCGGACCTTGCATAAGTTGATTTACCAACTGCAACTACAGTCACGTCTCCAGGAAGGTCAAGATACTCTTCTGCTACACCAAGGCAATATCCATAAGGTGGCAAGATAAAGTACTTACCCTTTTCGTCTTCAAGTAATTCAGAAGGAACAAGAATATCAGAATTAAAATCCTTCGGATCACAATCACCAGATTGAGTACGGCCAAAAATCAGACACTGCTTAGGCGACAAACGAATGTCGTAACCATAGGAACCAAGACCATAACTTAAAACTTTTTTATCTCCTTCTTTTCTTACAACTTTATCTACAAAGGGTTGAATCATCCCATGATTTAATGCCAATTCTTTGATTTCCCAGTCAGCGAGCAGACTCATTTGCTTCAAATCAGTATATTGAATTTAGCAGACAATGCGACCTTTTTCTTCGTAAAGGTGGATAAAATCTTGAATTTTTTGTGTCGAATTGTCAATTGGTGGCAGGTAGACAACTATGGAAGTGCACGTTTTGTGTGGCTTGACACCGTTACTGCTGTTACGCATGAGAATCGGTGCAGTCCTTAGGAAGCAAATCGGAAAATTAAAAATCCTCTGATCGTAACGAACCATGTCAGGGCAGTTGCTAAAAAATACCGCTTGTCGAATGTTTTGCTTATACCACTCTCTGTACAGTCTTCTGAACCATACATCATGAGATGAAGTTAAAGTCGGAGACGTACCACGAGTCATTCTCCACTTTTCTTGCCGTTCGTTCCAGTAGTAAGTTCCTGCCGGTGGAAATAAATAAACATTTCCAAACCACTCAGTTTCATTTAATGCATCATCAGATGGTGTGTAAAAAGCTTCCGCTTCTACATAATCATTTGCAATCTTGGAACTTGCTACATCAAGTTCAATACCACCCATGATGCCATGAGCAGCAGCTACCAAATCATAGTTGGTTATCAGCTCACTATCTTCTTTATGTTTATACGAACCAACTGCAGACATTACTTTTCTGAAACTTTGTTATAGTCTATTTCCAAATAACGAATGCCCTGGGAATCATTAATGATGTAACCAGCTTTTTCTTCTGGATTGATCTTCTGCGCTGCTTGAAGAATGCGCCTAAAACTTTCGGCAAGATCATCATTACCTTCTGACTCGCAAGATTCCTTGGCAGAATGCAGCTCCTCAAGTGTCATGAAAAATACTGAGCGCCCGCAATCCGGTTGAAGGCACAAGACCCCTGGTCCTTCTGCAGCCCAGAATTTAGAGTATTGCTCACCCATGTCGCCAAGAATAAGCTTTAACGTTGCATCCAGCATTTTTGCTTTGGTCTCATCCAGCTCAGGACCAATGACGGATGCAATTAATTTTTCTCTACGGCTCATTTTTTAACAAGTTTTGTTTTACTAATGATTCCATCAGCTTAGGCGTTGGTTTGTACATGACAACCATTTTGCCCAGCACACCTCTTTTTTTAATTAATTTACCATTATCATCTCGCACTTTATCAAATTCTCCCGCCCGGATCAAATATTCGGCAACACAACGCAGCCTTCTTTTCATTGGCAATTCAACGTTCGGAAATTTACCACAAATTGTATCTGGCTTCATGTCTTGAAATGCTAACCGTAACCTGTTTGCCAATGTCATGCTTGAGTTCTCGTCCTCTCTTTCGTAATCTTTTAAGTTTTTTAAGTATCTGTAAAGACAGGCGTCATCAAATGAGCCACTGGGAGGAAGAAATACAGAAACTTGATTTGCTATTGTTTTTGGCAGCAGGTTCCTATAGTTTTCACTATTGATTGCATCAATATCGATTTCGTTAAATCTATATGACATTAACTTTGCTTCTGGAATCCCCTTAATGCATACATGTTGCTGCGTTTTTTCCTGTAATCTGACGGCTTGAACTCCTCATTTTTGGAAAAAGATCTAACAAGGTTGTTCCAGGGGACACGTAATACAGCTTTTTTGCCTTGCACTGGAGATACGTTGACGTAATGAAGACCTTCAACCCATCCTTTTGTTGGATCTTTTTTGCCAATTGACATCCAGTTCCTTAACGTTTGATCGGATACGCCCAATCTCCTGGCGCACTCCTCAGTAGAAATATATTCATCTGCATATGCATCAGGATTTAAACAATCAACATCAGCCTCGCCATATTTTACCTGCCATATTGCCAGCATCACATCACGGATGCCCTTAAGCTCATAAGCTATGTCTTCTAAACCTTTACGAATTCCGTATTGCACAACCATTTTGTTTTTTGAAATGCTAATCTGTAGAAAAGATTTTTGCAACCATGGAAGAACAAGTCCCAATGAGTCAGTCGTTACCGACGAACCAAACACCTGATTTTATGCCAGAACAACCTCAGATCAACCCTGAAACCCTAGCACAAATGAAAGCTATTGCCAAAGAACGCGCTGTCCGCATGGTTGCAGCACAACAACAGTCATACCCCCAACAGAAACCAAAAGTTGTTTATGTAAGGCGCAACCTTACCGTTGCTGAACTTTTGTTAATCATTTTGCTTTCTTGCGGTATTGTAACAGGAATTCAGTACACCTGGAACGTAGCGACAAGTCTTTTGCCTAGAATTGAAATTAAGATGAAGTGAATTGGCAGTCCTATAATAAAACGTAGGACTGCACGGTTAAAATAGGTGGCTACCAATAGAAGGATTTCTGAATTTCCAGAGATAGCGGGTACGACTATTGATGAGTCAGATCTATTGACTCTGGTTCACGTCTTTGAAGTTGACCCCGTTTTACGTAATAAGAAAATTACTTTTTCTGGTTTCAGGGACTACTTAAACCAGTATTACGTATCCAGCTCGGATGACGTAATTATTAATGGCAACCTTACGGTTGCTGGTACAACAAACGTTACCACGATTACAGCGTCAGACCTCGCAACCTTCAGTGGTGTATTTGTACAAAATAATTTAGAAACTTTAGGAACTATCAGTGGTTTAACTGTTACAGGAGACACAGGACAGTTTTCTAACATTACAGGAGTTTCTGGAATTTTCACCTCAAGTCTTTCAGGTGAAACTGTTACGGGAACAAATGCCAATTTTACTACCGGCACATTTGACACTATTGTTGCAGGCAGTTATGCAGTAACAGGAAATTTACCTGTATCTGGTGACCTGTCTGTAGAAGGCTCTGGTTATTTTAGCTCCGGTGTTCAAATTACAGGTACCTTATCTGGTACCACAATTACTGGCAGTACTGCGCAATTTACTCAAATTACTGGTCAATCTGGTGTATTTACATCTCAAGTTTCCGGGGTAACAATTACAGGAACTACGATTCAGGCATCCAACCTTACCGGTGTTTCAGGAACATTCACATCAAGGATTTCTGGGGCAACAATTACTGGTGATAATGTTTCTGCAATAAATATTACAGGTATTTCTGGCGTCTATACATCTGTTTTATCTGGGGCAACCGTAACCGGATCAACGGGTAACTTTACAAATCTTAATGCCTACAACATTACTGGTTTTACAAATATTTCCGGTGCTTTTGTTAGAGGAACCCTTGGAGAATTTGATGTACTAGAAGCTGTAAGTGGTTTATTCACTACAGAGCTTTCCGGTTTAGTTGTCACAGGAGACACCGGTAGCTTTACTGAGTTAACTGGTGTATCTGGCGTATTTACATCTCAAGTTTCTGGCTCAACAGTTACTGGTGATTTAGCTCAATTCACAACAATTACCGGAAATACGGCAGGTTTTACTACGGTCACTGGAACAACGGTTACCGGAACCAGTGTTTTGGGCTCGGTAATAACAGGTGTAACCGGTGTCTTTACCTCTGAGCTTTCGGGAGAAACTATTACAGGTACGACTGCAAACTTTACATCTGGTAACTTTGTAGATTTACTTGCAAACAATCTATCGTTTGGCGGTAGTCAAACGGTAAGCGGTGATTTTACCGTTATATCTGGATTGTTTGTCTCAGGACAAAGTTATTTTGCATCTGGTGTTAGTGTTACCGGTGACATCAGCGGTCAAACTATTACAGGTACGACTGCAAACTTTACATCTGGTAACTTTGTAAATTTATTTGCAAACAATTTATCGTTTGGCGGTGACCAGACAATTAGTGGTAACTTTACCGTTTTATCTGGTCTTTTTGTCTCAGGACAAAGTTATTTTGCGTCTGACATTAGTGTTACAGGTGACATCAGCGGTCAAACTATTACAGGTACGACTGTCAATACGACATCTCTGACTGGAGTAAACATCATAGGAACCACACTGGTTTCTGGATCAACTGTTACTGGAGATGCCGGTCAATTTGGAACATTAACAGGTAACACCGCAGGATTTACAACTGTAACAGGAACTACTGTTACTGGAACTACCGCAAATTTTGTTAATGTTTCTGGATCAACAATCACTGGAGAGATTGTTAACTTTACAGATATAACAGGCAGTACACTCGCAATTACCACACCATCAGGTAATACTGCTGCAATTGTATGCTCTGGTGTTGTGTCAGGTGGAACCGGTGGTTTTATTATTCAAGGACCTTTGGTAATATTACCGTGATAAATAAAGTAAAATAAAAAGAAAAGGATTAAAAACATGGCCTACGGTGAATTAAAAGTTGATTCAATTACCTTTACCAATGGCGGTAGCGATACCACTGTCTCAGTCTCTGGTTTAGTTCAAAATCCCACTTTTAGTGGTAACATTACTGTTACTGATACAATTTTTGGAAACATTATTCAGGGTGGTACCACGGTTTCTGGAGCAACCGTTACTGGTACTGCAGGTTCATTTGGCACGGTTACAGGCAACACAGCAGGATTTACTACCGTTACAGGAACTACAGTTACAGGTACTACAGCAAATTTTGTTACGGTTTCAGGAACGACTGTTACTGGAAATACAGGTTCATTTGGCACTGTAACCGCAACTGGCGTCAGCTTAAATGGTCCCTTTGAGCAGGCATCAGAAGCTGTTGCAGCTCTTGATGTTGATTGCAGTACGGGAAATTACTTCACAAAATCAATCTCAAGTAATTCGACCTTTACCTTTAGCAGCATCCCGACCAGTGGCACGGTATACTCCTTTACGCTTGAAGTTGATGTGACTGGGACAAGTACTGCCATTACATGGCCTGCGTCTGTCGAATGGCCTGATGATACGGCACCGAGTTTGACAGATACAAAAACGCACTTGTTTATGTTTGTCACCAATAATAACGGCACGACATGGCGCGGTGCTGCGCTTGTTGATTACACCACCTAAGGAGACTGATCATGGATCCCACTACACGCGCAATGTTTATGGGCTCTGCAGGAGCTGGGGGTGGATTGCCTGAAATTGGTGAATTTTATGAGGGGGGATATTTTGCTGGCTTGATTAGTCACACTGCTGACGGCAATGCCACGCATGGACTAATTGTTGCGCCTGCGGCTTCTGGTTATAACGGAGAATCACCGTTGCAATGGAAGACATCAACCACTAGCACTTCTGGCACTAGTAGCACATATGATGGTGCTGCTAACACTGCCAATATGGCTGATGCCAGTCATCCCGCCGCTAATTACTGTGCGGGCTTGAGTATTGGTGGATATAGTGATTGGTATCTACCTGCGCAGTATGAGATTGAGATTGCTTATTACAATTTGAAGCCAACCACTACAAGCAACGACACTAATTTCGGCGGAAATCCCTACGCCGTACCGCAACGTGGCTCGAATTATACGGCAGGAGATCCAGCGCAGACAAGTGTTGCTGCATTTCAAAGTGGTGGCGCAGAAGAATTTAATACGACAGGCTTTAGCCCTCACTGGTCATCCACGGAGATCAACTCCTCGGATGCGTGGTTAATAGCGTTCCTTAATGGCATCCAGGGGGGCGCCGGCAAGTCGGACGGCCAATACGTTCGTGCCTTCCGCAAATTTGCTCTTTAATTTGCGAAACATTCACCTTTTCTTCTGATTATGTACGTCCTCGCTCCCAATCAGACCGTTGAGAAATTTCCCTATTCAATCGGCGATTTGCAACGCGACAATCACAACACCAGCTTCCCTCGTAACCCATCGGAGGAGATGCTCGCAGATTGGAACGTCTTTCCAGTGAAAGACCGCCCTGCACCAGCATTTAATCCAGCCATAGAAAACTGCAATCAAACCAATCCCACGCTGGAAAATGGCGAATGGGTGATGACATGGCAAGTTAGCCCTGCCAGCGCGGAGGAGATTGCAGAACGCCTTGAGCGTAAGTCCGCTGAAGTGCGTCAACAACGCAACGACCTACTTAGCGCCTGCGATTGGACACAACTCAGCGATGCTCCTATTGACGCTGCAGTCTGGGCTACCTACCGCCAAGAGCTGCGTGACATCACAGACCAGCTTGGTTTCCCCTGGGAGATCGAATGGCCTGTCGTGCCGGAAGAAGTTATAATTTAAATAACACTATACTTTTTAAAATGACAATCAAGCTTACTGATGCAGCAAAGTACTACAAAGAACTGCCCCATCAACTTGCTGCTTGGAATTATTTACAAGAGCAACTGACCAAAGAACAGCTTGATGGATTTGCTGATCTTTATCGTTCTGCTGTAGATCCCAAGCCTGTATATCAAAACACATGGAATGGGATCCGGCAAGCTGCGTCTGACGCTGGCGCAAAGTTCCCAGAAGTTGTTGCTGCACAATGGGCACTTGAATCGGGATGGGGCAAACATACCTCGGGTAAACACAACTACTTTGGATTAAAAAGTAAGGGTGGAACCGTAGTTGATACCCAAGAATATATCGATGGGCAATGGGTAACTATTAAAGATGGATTTATTAATTTTCCAGACATTTATTCCTGTGTACTGTACCTAGTTAATCGCTGGTACAAAGATTTTGATGGGTACCAGGGTGTTAATCGTGCCTCAAATCGGAATGAGTGTGCCAAGCTTCTTGTAAAAAAAGGTTACGCAACGGATCCTTATTATGCAGATAAGTTAATGCAGATCATGGATCGTGAATGCAAAGCTAATCCCCCCGATGGAAAAATTCTAAACGTTCCGTATTTTTATCAACTTGACAACCAAAGCGGTTATGGCTATCGAGAATGTTTTTCATCTAGCTGTGCAATGATTGCTGCCTACTACGGCTTGGTTGATACAGATGATGAATACAATAAAATCCGTGCAAAGTTTGGTGACAGCACAGAAGCAACAGCTCAAATCAAAGCTTTACAACACCTGGGACTGACAGCGTGGTTTGGTACCAAGGGGGATACAAAATTACTTGAAAATCAAATCAAAGAATGCCATCCTGTTGCGGTTGGCTGGTTGCATTACGGATCTGCTAATGCACCAAAAGGCGGTGGGCACTGGACATGCTGCATTGGATTTAATAAGGATCACATTATCATGAATGATCCCTACGGTGAAGCTGACCTTGTTAATGGTGGTTACGTTTCTACCGAAGCCAAACGTGGTGTTAAGGTAAAATACAACCGCAAGAATTGGTTACGCCGTTGGGAAGTGGAAGGGAAGTCAACTGGTTGGTACCTAGCCGTCAAGCAATGAAAGTAAAGAAAAATCCAGACATTAATGTAAATGTCTGTTATGAATTGAAAGACGAAAGGAAATGCCTCACCCTGTCAAAGGATGAGGCTTATGCCTTACGTAAAGCAATTGAAGAACAGAATGGTTGTGTTTGGTGGTACCAGCCTGTTAGCTGATCACTTCTGCTTAGCCTTACCAATAGCCAGAGCAAAGAACTCAATTACTTTGTAGATCTTGCCAAGGATGTGATCGTCTTTAGGGGTGGGGGTAGCAGCAACAACGATTGATGCAGCGGCGTGAAGTGCCAGTGCAAACTCCACAATTTGGTTAAGTTTGTCCATAGGTAACCTGTAGGTTTACTTCAATTCTAAACCTTGTTTTTGTAATAGTAAAATGACATATGTTCTTCTGATATTACCCAAGAAGAATCTTCATTTTTTCTAAACCATTTTTGCCATATGTTAAATTGTTTGTTGGCTTTTGCTGACTCACATCTTAAACAAATAGCATCACCATCAGGCAATTCTTCAATCCATTTACGTACTTGACGCATTGCAATAGCTTGGGGTTTCACGCCGAACTTACCGGTCAAAGATGTATCCAATTGACGGACTCTGCCATTTTTTCTCCTGTTCATCCAATCGTTGATTTGTCTTATACTTTTTCCCACCGCCATACTTGCTAGCCATATATAGCCATCCTTTGTATGGAACCATGGCAACAATCTTATCTTCAATATTAAACCTTGAGAAAGAAATACCGTCTTTACTTTTTTGGTTCGTTTTATCGTATTCATACATCATGAACGATTGGTAAACGCAACTAATAACTCAGGAAACGGCTCTGTCTGCTGGAAATCACGTTCCCATGCTTCACGCCACTCAGCTATTGAATGATCATGAATGGTATCAAAATACAACTCATTACCTGGTTCTGCTAACACAGAAAAAGAAGGCGTTTGTTCAGAAGGAATTTGCTCACCAATTAACCAAGTAGATCCGTCAAGAATGGTAACGGTAACACCAGAGTTTATTGTACACGTTAATTCAGTAAAACCGTTGGGAGCATCTGCGCTAGGAGAAATGATTGTATTAACAGAAATCGGAGTAATTACGTTAATCGTCTTGCTAAGGTCAATTGCAGTTTCTTTCAATAAATACGCACGTTCATCATCTTCCAACGCAATGATGACCTCATCCGGTTGAAACTCAACCACCAATGCCATTGTGTAGTCAATTCTTTCGTTGCGTGTAGAAGAAACGCAAATTAAATATGACCCAGCCTCCAGTGGGAAGTAACGTTCATCACCTCTGTCCAGGCGATGACGATTATATGTGTTGTAAAGATCTGAACCCGCAGACATAATTGTGTCTAAATACGGGAAATACAAACCATTCTGACCGTTAATTCTTACTGAATCGGCATCAAAAATACCACAGCCTTGGATTGGATTCCTGTTGATGTCATATGCAGATACTTGGATATACTTAGGTCGCGGCGGGCCTTTTGCAGCAATAATCCATGCAGGCGTGACAAGGTCAACCTGGAACCAGTGATTGTAAGTACCTCCACCAAAACCGCCATTAGACTGCGTGGCAGTATCAGCACGCCCAACAACCTGGTTCAATGGACCCAAGCTTCCACTTAGGTATCTGATTGTAGTTTGACTAAATTTTCCTAGTACCAGAGGATTACTTGCTGTGCGATGACGTTGAGAAGTGCTATTTCGACTCATTATTCTTATGTTCTTTTCTTTATTTTACTTGGGTTTTACTTTGCTCTCTTGCTTCAACTTCATATGGACTGATAATTGTTTTCTTGTAAATTGTTTGCAAAAGTTCATCTTCTCTGTTTAGACGTTTTGCCCTGCCCACAGCCATAAGTTTTTTTGGATCAAACTCCAACACAAACGGCATTACTGCATCGGGCGGATATCCCTGGTTCCAACGAGACTGAAGGTGCAGTGGATTGCAACACCATTTGTTTTTGCACGTGTGCGTAACAATGTTTGAACCGATATCGCCCCACGTAGTTTGGTAGGCAATTTTGTGTGGCGTGACAAGTTCTGCTTTTTGTGTACTGAATTCAGATCTGTAGGAGGGGAAGCAAATCCTCCTGGGACTGAGTTTACCTTTTGTCTTTATGTTCCAGCATTCATTTGATTGGCCGATGTCAACTTTTTTCCAAAATGCATAAGCTTTGCTTTTGTAGTGGATATTCATGTAGTTGATATCAAGGCCACATAATCTTGATTTAATGCGCATGATGCAGTGATAGCACCAGTGTTCTTTGGTATTCCGTATGGTGTGACCAAAAGCGCAGGGAAAGCCTCGGTAATAACCTTTCTCATTTAGCTCTTCATCGCTGAGAACGCTGATGTCCTGGATAAAAACAAAAGGTTCATCCGGCTGCGAACGCATTTTGCGCTCCATCGGCTCCAAGATGTGTACACCTTTCTTAACATTTCCGTTGGAGTAAATGACCTTTAACTCGCGGCGGTTGTCTTTGTCTCGATTGGATGGCAGGTGCTCTACCGCATGGTTGTCTGGTGAGCGGCCTGTCCTCATGTAGTAGACGATTCTGTGCGCCAGGTACTCGGTGCCGTCAATGAAGACCTTATAGAAGCCGCTACGGGGGTGCAGCCTACCTGCTGGGTCTCCAGCCGAGTATCCCTTGATGTCTGCAGCCCACATAAGGCCTGAGGGGTACTGGTCGGTTATGGTAAACATTTCCTTGATGCGCCAGAGGGGAGGCATGGGTTTAGCTGGACGAGGCATAAACTTGAATTTGAGTGCTGAGAGCAGATTATCAGAGAATGCATGTTGATGCAAGAATAGGTTAGATTTTTTCTATATAAAACCTAGATTACATAAAAAGTATTCTTGATTTTTTGAAGGCTGCTGAGATCGTAGTGATAGCAAGGGATCTGAGGGACGGTCTTATTTCGAGTCTTAAATAATCAAGAACCCAGGAAGATTTGTGTTATTTAACCGTTTTTGATAGTACAAAGATAGTACACATAACACAAATGCACGTCTATTCTTGAATTATTGAGACTCACCCTGAGACGCCCCTACAGTTCAATTGTATTACCCTCCCCTGCATCCCACTCCCCACCTACCATCTCAGCCACAACACTATCGTTATCAGGCATTGTAAAGTTTGTTTCAAAAAATCAAGAATACTTTTTTGTGTAATCTACGTCTACGTTAGGTATGCGACATAGGTATTCTCTGTTCACTGCGCATTCTCTGCACAGGCCCAACTTCTAGCCAAAATCAAGAATACTCCCTGCTCCCTGGTACAAACAAACCAAAAGTCAATAAAAAACCCCACCTTTCGGCGGGGCTTATTAATCTTGTTTTAACTTACTTTTTGTTTTTCTTCTTTTTTTTCTTTGCTACTGGTGTCTCCTCTTCCACTGAGTGATTCACCTCATTCATCACGTCCTCAAAGATGCCACCGAACTGGGAGGCAACCGTATCCCAATCGAACTGAGGGTCGGTAGCACGTTCATAACAGGCATCAGCGGTCGCCTGGAGCAGGCTACGGTCCTCGTACAGCTCGTTAAGGATCTCCGTCAGGTGGTCACTGGAGGGGCAGGGCATCTCACGTGCGTAGTTGGTGTCTACGTCGATGTGGTCGCACCGAATGAGCTTTCCGTACCCCTCAAAGATCTCTTTACATGACGTGTGATCTGGCACTACCTGAGCAACACGACAGGCCGCATGCTCATGGCTGACAAGTCCCCAGCCCTCTCCTTTGCAAGTATTAACACCTACATCAACAGCGTTGTAGATGGTGTTCAACATATCCACGGGTACGTTCGGGGGATGAGGAGTTTGCGTGGTCATGATGATCCGATTGTTTGGATCAAGTCCCTGACGCACCATTTCCCTGGCAAACAAAGGCATTACATCCCAGCCTTGATCTTTTAAACCCATATGCAAATAAAGCTGAGCTTCTGGTTTATCAACTGCAAATTGAGCAAAGGCTTTAATCGTGATGTCAATACGTTTGCGGAACTGGTTACGGTTACCGTTAAAAACAATAAACAGATCCTCCTTCAGGCCTAGTTTTTTGCGTGCCTCAATCTTGTCTTCTGGATAAAATTGTCCAGGGGTCACACCGTGGGGAATAACAGCAATTGGTTTCTTGATACCACCTTGAATAAATTCACGCGCACCAAATTCCGTATATGAAATAATGGCGTCCCAATCGTTGGCAGTATCAGCCAGGCCACCAATCCAACCATACGAATCCATTGGGGCGTACCCAACAAATTTAAATTTCTTTTGCTGATGCAAGTCTTGAATACGTTTGTACTGCTCGTTGATAATCCACATATCGTTGATCGTGAACACAACGTCAGGATTTTCTTTTTCGACTACCTCACGAATGCGTTCTTCACCAAAGGGTGCCTGTTGGTACCTATTGGAAGACGGATACATTTTATAAAATTCCTGCAAGGGATTTGGGTCACCCCACCAGTTGTTTCCTAGTACAACAATTTCAAAATTATCTCGAATTCTGCTGAGTACATTTTCTGTTACACGTGCAAATCCGGTCATGGCGACGATGTCACCACACCAAAGAATCTTTGGTTTTTTGTCCATTTAGATGATATGTGACTGCTCTAACTATACAGAAACAGCCGGAGTTGTAGACCGTACAATTTCTTTTTTTTCAAATTGACCAGCCATTAGCTTATTTCGTAGGTAACGTTCAGCTTTTTCATTATCGGTATCCTTGCCGCAGGTATATAGATCGATGGCGCAGTAACCAATTTCTGGCCACGTATGAATAGACGCATGAGACTCACTCAACAATGCAAGTAACGTTACGCCATACGGTCTAAATTTTTCGCCAATAATCTGAAGAATCTTTGCATTGGACATCAGTAATGCGGTTTCAAGAGCATCTTGAAGCTCTGCATAATCATCTAAGATATCTGGATCGCAGCCATAAAGATCCAAGATGAGGTGATTACCGTTACCCATCTGCTTAAAAGTTTTCTTCTTGTATATCTATTGTCTCATCCTTTTTGTTTTCTAGAACATCTCCATATTGCTCTTTCCATTTTTCCTTATTCAAACCAACTTCAACAATGGATGGATAATCTTTGTACATTGGATCTGACGTACGGCATGAAACATTAATTACCCTTAGGCCACGCGTTTCTTTCTTTTTGTAGACATTTAGATTCAACTGATGCACACATACGTCCATTAACAGTGTTTCAAAACGACTACGTCCCAACAGGTTGCTGTTTGATGACCGAGTGAACTCACAGTAACTTGCGTACAACCAGCTATCGGCATGTGCATAGGTATTAGAAGAACCTTGTGCCGCATACTTTGCCAACCCAATAGAAGCAGATACCCCTGGAGCAAACACCAAACAATGTTCCATCCAATCCATGATCTGATTGGACTTAAGGATTTGTTCCCGATGATGACGTGCAAAGAACGGCACTTTAGCACTGGTCTCCATCAGGTATTCACGCATCTCACCTTCAGGCATATCCAGCAACCAGTTCACCAAACCTGGCAACATTGAAGCAAAGATGCCAAACGGGTTACCGTTGTCATCCATATCAATGAGTGTTTTTTGTTCTGCTGCACTACCTTTAAATGGACGATCAAAAGGAATCGTAAGGCGACGACGAGCCAAACCAGATGTTGGATCAGTGGTCTGGATGGGTTCGTTAGCGGTGATCATCACCAATCCATTGAATT